GTAACAACTCACTCTCTGGTGGGCGATGTGTACCGTACCGCATACTCTTGTTAGGTTCTACCCAACCATGAAGAGTCTCTCTTGCCTTCTGAGCCTTAGCAGCAGCTTCGTTGTGAATGTACACAACTTTACCACCTTGTCGCTTCACCCAATCGAGTTCATTCTGGTAACGTAAATCTGAAATGAGCAAAATACTTGCAGAATTACCATACTTCCTATCGAGGGCATTAATAAACACATCTTCGCCAAGATTTTCGCGAAGTAATTGCCCTACTCTTTTCTGCACATCTCTTGAAGACCACTTAGACTCGATGCCAGAACGGTTAGCGCCAAATACAAATCGTTTCTCTTCTTTCAAGCTGCGGTCTTGCAATTCCTTACCACTAATGCCAAGAATCGGAGCTATGGCTTCATTCAACGAGTCTGCAAAGCGAGTTCTTACAGTAGACATGGTGTAGCGATGCTGATAAATCAATCGGGACTGCAAGCGATTCATGATGAAGTCTTTACCTCCGTTGATTGAAGATATAGCAGCTATAATTTTTCTAGTCATTTTGTCTACTCTCTATTATCATTTTTACAAATTTCAAAGCTTCGTCATTAGTGTGATTATTCTTCATAAGGTTAGCACCTTTACAAACAAATTGAACATTCCCTTGGGCATATTCTTTACTGGAGTCAATCCTATCTAAACTAGCTCCCCATAAAGGTGTTCTAGGTCGTTTCTTTACCTCTAAAGTAGTTGCTCTAATCTCCATAGGTACACCCGTTAAAGCACATATACCTTTCTGACTGTCCCAGACATCCTTAAGGTATTGTAAAGTTAAATTTTCGTATTGTCTATGCCCTTTTTTGCGGGAACCATTTAGAAATAATCTAAAAGGGCTGAACTCATCTAAATTTTTCAATTTTCTTTGTATGTTTATATATCTTTTTTGTTCTGGTGATAGGGCTTTAGACCCTTTTAATCCCCTCAATCTAAGTTCTTCCTTATCGGTTAATTTTTGGGCAGTACAACTCACGCTACAGAATGTCATTTTAGACTTGTTTCTAGATAGTCTGTATTTCAATTCCGATTCAGTAAGTGAAATTAAAACCCCACAAAAATCACAAGGGTAATTTACCCTCTTCTTAAAAGGTCTAGACATTACTCATTACCTCTTTGTTTAATCTTCGTATATCTTCGACATTCGCCAAATTGTAAATCGGAACCCCGAAATCCTGAGCAATTTTCATCGCTTGCGCTGTTCCGCCAACCAGTTTACCACCTTTTGTCCAACAAATTACAAAATCTACTGGGTCTTTAAGTGTAGTGCTGAGGACTTGGTAAGCATTTCTTGCTTGAAGTTTCCTTGCTCCTTGACTAAGTTTGTCAGGAGAAGGGTGATATTTGTTGACCAACTCTAAGGCTTCGTTCCAAGTAGAAGCAGTTGATGAATCAAAAAAACCTCTTGAGGGGTTATGTTCAAGGTCATTAAATCCGTTCCAAGGTAGGTACACTTTGTAAGGTATCTTAGAACTGCCAAAAGAAGCTTCAGCAGCCCCCATTGCAAACGCAGAGTCAGCACCGTTAGCACCTCCAGACCGAAGTATGTAACCCTTCTTATAGAGTGTGCCAGCAATATACTGCATAGATTCAAGTACATCTTGGGGGGTTTCACGACTACCAATACCAGCGTAGAATTTTTTAGTAGCCATTTTTCTTTGCCCTGTTACCGACAACAGAAATACCTATACTGGAGCCAAGAGCGATTCCAGATTGAGTAAAATAATTCCAAGCATTTTTTGGGTAGCCCATTGCTAAAATAAGTGCAGATAAACTTACACCAAGAAGAAAGGCAGAAGCAGTTAGATAGTGGCGCAAAAACAATCTTTTCATCTTAAAACTCATCTTCAATACTCTCCTCAGTAATAACCGAACTTTCTACAGCAACTACATTACCAGCAATACCATCGATTAACATCTCCTCTAGGACATACTCTGTCCCAGCTTCATCTACGACCGTGTAGGTAACATCGCGCAGACTTGCTTTCTCGCTTCTTGAAGTTACGGTGAAATCTTCGCCATTGTGGGATACAACATCACCAACTTGATATAAGAACGAAGTTGTCAGTTGCTTCAGTCGCTCACGCTCCTCGTCAGAAAAGAGAAGTTTGAGGGCAGCTTTGCGACGTTCGGTAGTCCAATCATGCGTTAAGTTGTAGAGAGCGCGTTTGTCCTTGCACAGCATTGCGTTATGTGCGTCAAGAACCGCAGGGGAGTATTGCTTGGCAGCTTTCTCAGGCTCAACCATCCAAAGTGACTCAGAGGGCATAACATAAGTCATTTGAGTGCCATCATGAACTGCAATAATTGTCTGGTTTTCAGTTAAATATCCCAAACTCTGCTTGACTTCAAATGTGCCTCCAAAAGATAGTAGGTCTTTCACGATATACGCTTTGCCATGATTCGCAGCAAAATGTCTAAGTAGTTTTCCAGTGAGTTCATGATTAGAATCAGCACTCTCAGATAGCACTTCAAGCCCGTCTAGCCCGTTTTCCAATTTAACCATGTTGTATTCGATTGTCATTGGCTTACCTTGCCTTGGAAGCGTTGTTAGGGTAAGTGGGGAGTTGGTATCTTTGTTGTAGTCTTCTTTTTTAGTCTTGAAAAGGGCAATAATGCCATCACTATTAGATGAAATTGAGGTTGAACCACTCAGAGCGTTGACCAAACTACCTTTTTGACCGTTTTTAGCTCCTTCTTTCGATAAATGGTGAATCACAACCCCGCAAGTATCTGTCTGCGTGAAAACTTGCTTCAATTTAGCTACAATTTTACCGAACTCACTAGAATTTTCTGAAAACTCGCTGTTAGCTGTTGAAGCTCGAAGACTGTCGATGATAACAAGTGTGGGCGAATACTCCATTATTCTCTTTTGCAAGTATGGAATCTCAATCGTCGCATCAAAAATTCTCTCGACTACTAAGGCATCAGGGTCAAAGTTGACTAGTAAGCTAGTTCCTTTATCATTCTTGTTACCAAACCCAGCCATGTAGACTCTGCTGGCAATAGTTTTTCTGTTTTCTTCCAATTGCCAATAAAGTACGCGACCTTTTTTAACTGGAAGACCTAAAAAGCGTCCAGAAATTGCGAACGAATAAGCTAGTTGGTATGCTAGGAGCGACTTTCCGCATTTTGGCTCAGCACCGAAGATGTACATACCGCCAGCTTGAAGGAGATTAGGAATAAGCCACTGGTCGGAGGGGTCGTAGCTCTCAAGTATTTTTTTGAGGTTCATGCTGCGTTCAAATACTGGAGTAGGATTCATCAGTTCTTGAATGTCAGCACTGATGTTTTTAGGCTCGAAACCAAGAAGAGGATACCACTTAGAGGCTATCTTGTTGCGGAGTAACCTCAAAGCTTGTTTTTTGTTCTCAACCCCCTCTTCCTCCATGAACTTGACAAACCCTCGAAGGTCTTGAGCATACTCTGCCAATAATGCTTTGTGGTTATCAAGTGTGAAATCAATTTTCTCTAACCCAAGGCTTTCTGTGTATTGCATCCTTTTAATAATCCTAATAATTCTTCTCTAGTACAAATTTCCCAATTCTCAATTGCATCAGCCGCGTCGTAATTCTTTTCTGCACCTCGTCCGAGTAACTGCGCGATGTTGTAGCTTGATGCTGAGATGCCGCTTTTCCATGCTTCCTGTAAGAACTTCTGCGCTTTCTGTTTTCCAGTTTCATCATTGTCTTCCAAATAGATAATGTTTTTCACTTTGTAGGATAAGCATCTTAAGAACTTAGCTAGGTGTGACTGTTGGTAAACAAAAGAAGGAAAACTGACAGCATTTATACCAAGCTCTTGAAGATAAGAAGCGACCTTTTCCCCCTCGACAAAGACCACGAAAGCCGCCAAATAACAAGACCTGTATACTGGGACATGATTGAACTTTGTAGGAACTTCATTTGACCATTCTCCATTGTCTTTTTTAATGCGAAAGTAAAAAAACTTTTTTTCATGTCTTGGGTCACACCTAATTAATTGAAAATCGTCGTAGGGATAGATAGTAAACTTTGTTTCATTCTCAAAGTAGGTAGACCAAGGTTTCTTGTAAGAGATAGAAGAGAAAAATTGGGTAACATCTATTTCACTAAGGTTAAGTGGCAGAGGCTTTATAATATCGCGAAGTTTTGGTATGCGTATCTGCCTTGGGGATGAGCTACGGCGAGGTCGAAACTCACCCTCTTGCAATTTGGCTGCAATCAGACTCGGTTGGTAGCCTGTGCCTTCTTTGCGGAGAAGATGACATTGACTGCTTGAATAGCATGAGTATGCACCTTTCTTGGTTCCCTCCGCAACGATTTTAAGCTTATGTTCACCGCAAATAGGGCAATCTGCTGATATCCAACTCCTGTGGTTTGAGACATTCTCCAGCTTGTGCAAATAGGTTAGGATTTGAAAGTCATGCTGCTTTACTTCTATTCTGCCGTCAGAGTGTCTAATTCTCATTTTATTGACTCAATCTCTTTAGGAATATTGCTTGTATACCCACCATTAACATAATCTGGTCGCCAGTTCGCATCACTTATCATCTGCTTCCAATTTCTCTCTAGTGGCTTAATACCATAGAAATCTCGTAGAATATCCTTGAAAATCCTCCAATAATAGTTTAAATCCGAATGTGATAGATAAGCCAGCTTACTTCGTTCTTCGTTAACGTATACGAGAACTGCACCCGTTATTCCAGCACCGTATCTTTCTTTAAAGTCAGTGCCTAAAGTCAAAGCAGCAGCGTAGAATGATGCCTGTAAGCAATTTTTAAACATAAAATCCACATTGTCTGAGCGACCTAGACTCTTCAGCTTAACACCGCCTTTTTTAAGTTTTTCGTAGCTTCTTTTAGTTTTTAAATCGCATATAACAAATTTTTCTGAGATTATTTCTCCTGTTTTTACGGTTTTGAAAGTATTATCTGGGATTTTTACGAGATTATCATATCTACCAGCTAACATGAAATTTTCTGGATTTTTTTGGATATTACCGTGAAAAAATAATGGTTGCTCGACTTGTGCGTATTCGGGGTCTACGTGACTATAGAAGTTATCAATGGCAGTACAGGCTAACTTTTGCTCTACAAGGCTTCCTAGAGGGTATACGCCATCTATCAAGTAACTTTCGATTAAAGCATGAGCAGCAGTACCCACTCGCGCTGACTCTTGACTGATTAAATCTGGGTCTTGACCTAATTTTCGCATTTTGTTACCCCACACTTCAAGGATATCCTCCCCCTTATCATTCGTTAAATCTTCGTATTGGCTTAACACAGTCGTTGTCGAGGCACAGGACAAACCACATTTACTCGTATACTGGCGTTTCCCTGATTCTTCAGTTATTTCACCAGCATACTCAATGAACGGACGATATTCAAACAGTTTCTTAGCCATTAGTACGAACCGAAGTGCTGCCAAATCCGCCTCTATTCTTGTTACCAATCACTTCACTCCAGAACACACAATTCTCTTCCGTGAAGTCCAACCTAATATGCAGTATGTCGTCAAGGCTAGGAGCCACAACCTGCAACAATCGGTCGCCAGCATCAATATATGGCTTACGTCTGTGTAGAGGAGCTTTACCGAGTTGGGGATGATAGTCGAGATAGCAACCTAAAGTGTCCCCAGAAATAAGAGAGGAGCCTTGTAGTTCAATTCCTCGATAGGTCTTGTCAATTGTACCTACTGCATTAGATAAACGAAATGGAGATTTTCCAATACTACTGCGAGGTCGGATATCGAAATGGGTTGGGCATACAGTTTCAGGTCTATCTTTTAGGTAGTAATGAAGATAATCCAAATCTGATTCTGAATTTGTAATATTATTTTGAATGCTGTCTATGAATGCAGGGTAGAGACTGTCATACATCGCAAAAACAGTCTCAAAACTGATAACACCAATAGTCTCGACAACTTCAGCATCATAAGGCTTCACATCCGTGACAAATGGAAGGTCAATACCTGCATCACCAACTTTGTTGTACGCAGGTGCAGAGCTACCGTAGAATCGCTGTGCTGCGTCAGAAAGAGGAAGGGAGATTAGTAGTTTAGTCATAGTACCTAAAAATAAATAAATTGAAAGGGCGAGAACTTAATCATCGCTCCTCTTTAAAATGTCGAACCAACCTTGTCGAGAGTCACTGGTTACAGCACTTGTCAAACAGCTTCTGGATGCCATCCTGTAGGACAGAATGAAGGTCGCTTTTTTCATGCCAGCCGACATTGAGATTAAATGGTAGTAGGTAGTTGTTGTTGAAGTAAATAACCTTCCAGTTGCCACAACTTGTTCTCGACCTGTTCTCTGGCAACTTTACGACCAATTTCAATGTCGAAGTTTTGCGGGTCAACACAAGCACCACGACCGATAATAGAGAATCCATTGCGAGTAGGGAATCGATAAGAGACAACAACTTCCTTATTCCAAAAAACAGCTTCTTGGGTTTCGGCAGAGTTTAGTAAATCTTGAATGTCTTGGGGTGTAATTTTGTTTTTCATTTTAGTTGGTGAGTGAAGGGCAAAGGACTAGCCAATGCCCATGTTACAATTACGAATTAAACCTAAAAGTCCTCGTCGTCCTCTACCGCAGGAGCCGCAGACTTAGTTGCAGTCTTGGTAGTAGTAGCTGCACCATCTTTAGCTTTTTCAAGTACAACAATAGGGAACAACTGAAAAGGAGAAAGTTGGTAGTAAGTTTTACCGTTGTATTCCCGACTTGTCAGGATGCCTTCAATTACAACCTTATCTCCCTTCTCAATGCTGTCGTCAGTGGTGAGTGCCGAGATGAAGATGCTTGGAGCGTACTGTTCGCCATCTCGCTTTGCAGCAGTGTTTACCGAAACCGAGACATCAGTGTATTCAGAGAAGTTACCGTTAGCTTGCTTAGTTCCAGTCACACGACCGAAGAACTTTTCAACTTTGCCAGAACCGATTGCAGAAAATAAAGGAGCCATGTGTTTTTGTCTTTTGTTTGAGTAAATTTAATGTAGCAGTGAGTCAGTAGTAAAAGTATCTATCGAAAGACTGATTAAGCAGCCACTTCGGGAGCCGCGCTTTTGTTAGGGTTGTAGCGGTCACGATTTTCCCAGCAAAGCATCTTCCACTTACCTGCTGTATCGTAGTGACCCTTCTTAGCGAAAGCGTCGAACTTGAGAGCGCGTTCGTCAGCACTTGCATGACAGTAAGGTGCATTCTTTTCTGCCCATTCCAAACACTCTTTTTTAGAGTACGCTAAAGGTTGTACTTCAGCTTGAGCAGTCACAGCAGCATTACCATCATCATCGGCATCAGCAGACAAGTTAAGCAGCGCACAGATGGAGTAGCGTCGAGCGTAGGTTAGTGCAGAACCTTTTTGTTGCTCGTTAGCTGGGAGTGTGATTGGGTAGTCAATCTGAAAACTTTCACCAGTTGGAGCAAAAGTGATTCTCGTCACCAAATTCGTTTGCTCTTCTATTTTCTCGAAAAAGCTGAACAGAACCAAGTTATGTCTCAGCAGAGGTTCACGAATAGACTTCATGATAGAGTCTAAATCGGCATACTTGCTTTTGAAGTGCGGGTTGAGTTTGTCCTTGATGATTGGCGTAAACTCAAGTTGTGCCTTGACAAGTGCAGAAAAGAGATTATCGGGCTGGTGTGAGTATGGCGCGTAAATTTCTGGTTGCGGCGAGACAACGAGTTCGGACGACTCTTGGCGGTCGTCGATTTGGTCGGTCGTAGCTGGTTTTCTAGGAGCCATTTTGTTTTTCCTTGTAATAGTAGGGGTAGGTATCTCGCCTACCCAATTTAGTTGCGGTCTAGCTGTTTAGTTTAGCGGTCTTTACATCGGTCAAGCTGCTGCGAACTGCTTCGAGGCGACCATTGCGAACTGCACCATTCAATTTAGTGCCTTTGATTTTCTCGCCATTGTCAATTTTTTCAACTAGGCGCTCTGCTTGAGATACCCAAACTTCAGCATCGTTAATTGCAAGAATGAGAAGTGCGCGATATTCATCGTTTGAGATAACTTCGGGTTCTTCGGTGATTGTCTCGGCTTCTTCAATTGCGGCTAAGGCTTGTTGTGCAACTTCAGGCTGATATGCGACTGTGGTTTCGACTTCGTTGGTTTCTAGTGTAGGCATTTGTTTTCGGTGTTTTGCTCGATTGCTTAGTTAATATATCGTGTTGAGCAGGGTAGGTCATCTATCTTGCGACTGATTAGTACCGAGGATTTCCGAGAATATCTTTGCCCTTCACTTGCGGCTCCTTGACTCGCCAAGACTTGAGTTGCCAATCGCGGTAGTTCCCCTTTCTGCCACGATAACTAGCCACTACCTTCTCATTTTCGAGGTCTACGCTGACGATTCGGAGAGTATCGAGAACTTGACGAGTCATTGTTGTGTGTCCAGCTTTCTCTTTTCTGACCTTGTATAGAATTTGGTCGGGTTTTAAATTTCTAAGTGTTGCCATCTGTCTTTCTCCAATTTATTGATTTGAACTCTTTCAAGATTTTCAGTTTGATGGGGGTTCTAGCTATTTGCTTGCCATTGATTTCCATGCAGTAAGGATTTGAAGTAATTGTCCCGTCTGGATTTAGTTTAGTCTGACATACTCCGTCAAAACTGATATCGTAGTATTTTATCTTCGTTGTTTTCAGAGATGAAAATAGTCTAGCAACAGCTTCTAGGGGATAGTGATTTAAAGTCAGAACCAGTG